TCATTGTCCTTTCCTGTATCCGCCGATATGTCGAATCGCATACAGAACCGCGACGCACAGCATGATTCCGCTGACCGGCAGACCGATGAACGGGGCATGCCCATGGGTCAGGTTGGATACGTCTATCAGCAGGCATGTCAACGCATACATGCCGAGCAGTACGCTGAGCTTCCCGAACACCCTACGGATCATCCGATTCCCAGAGGCCAATAGTTCGGCGCCCATCCAGCTGACGAGCATTAGCAGGATTACATGCGATGTGAGGCTGGTGAAGCTCATTGTTCGTCTTTCAACTGCCAGCCGCATTCGATGTAACTGTTGCCTGCACAGGGAACCTGTTCGCCGTTTCCTAGGGTCACGTATGTGGCTTGCCTGTTGGCTTTCTCATCAGGGGCCAGCTGTCTTGGGTGATCCCAATCGCAGGTTGGTATAACATTTATCCCGCTATAGGTATATAGGGCTCCACCTACGCAGTCCACTACTTTTTTGTCCTTCAACTGGATGGTGTAGGGGCCGAGCTTGGCGCCCTTCTTCTCTTCTGCTTGCTGGGTGTCGATTTTTTCAAAGTTTTCTTGGACTTTCTCAGGATGATTTGAATTCCAGATGACAGCCGAAGTTACCAGGATTATAACGAAGGCGACAAGCAATCCGATAAGCACATATCCGAATTTGTCTTTGCCTTCAGGCCGCTCGTTCAGCATGGAAGTCCTCCTCTTTTATCGGTTGTACTGAGATGATCGCGTCCACGTCGGCGTCCTTCAAATGGACTCGTACCGGTCGTCCGGTTTTGTTCGCTTGGATTTGCGCGTCATGCACGGTTTTCACGTCCGGCCAGGCTTCCATTAGTTCCTCGTTGCTTTCGCAGCCGTTGATGACCGGCACCCAGTCGGGATGCTGGTTCATGAGCGTGCTGGAGAGTATGGGGGCGGTCATGTCGTGCAGTTCGTTCATGGCGCTGTAGGCGGCGATGGTGAAGAACAGGCGTGATTCCACGCTATTGTCAGTGCCTTTTGCGGACTGGTCGATGAGGTCGGCGAACGCTTGTTTGAACTGTTCGCTGACCTGTTGAATCGCGTCGTATACGCTGCCGGCGTCATTCCAGTTGATGCTGGTGGAGCCCAATGCGGGCGGCGGGAATCTTTCGCTTGCGTCTTCGGTGATGTCGTCGTTGAACGTGAATCCGGATGGTATCTGGGCCATTTTTTTCTCGCTCCGGTCAGGCGATGAGACTCAACAATTCCGCATCGTCGGGAGTCCCGTCGCTGAGGACGCTGTCATACTGGGGTTCCCGGTTGGATGCGATGTCGAGTTCGGTGCGCGGCAGTTCCACGTTCGGCCCGGTCTCGTTTTGCAGATACTTGTCTGCACCTTGTGGCTCGAAGATCCAATTTTTTGGCTGAGGTGGAAGTACTACGCCAGAAACGCGGCCGACAGTCCCGTTGACAAGTTTGAAGACGCCTTGGAATCGTCCGTTAACCGATTCCACGATCATACGGCCTTCGATGTTTTCAGGGAAATCCGGGGTTGCGTTCCTTATCCCGATGGTGCCGATGAATCGGGTCCCGTTTTCGAATGTGTGGGAGACGCGGTAGCGTTTGTTGTATGCCATGATGGTTCCTTTTTTGATTGTTTTTTATGTGGACAGTTGTTGTGGATTGTGGATAACCGGTCAGCGTGGCGTAGGGAACGATTCTCCGGCTGAGAACTTTAACTGGCGGAGAGGCTTGCCCTTACGCCACTTGTTCCACGCCTTGATGGTCAATGCGGCGATGCGTACACGGTTGTCGCGGGTAGAACGGCCGGCCTTGTGAGGCTGAGCCATCAACGTGTTGCGCAGTATGAGGATCGGATCGTCGGCTTGCAGGTTCGCGCCGCTGGCGAGGCTCGTGAAGAACCTGTTGGCCGCATCCGTGTCGATGTGCGCGAACGTCCACCAGCGCGAGGCGAACATGCTGCTGGTCAGCATGTCCCCGGATTGGCTGCGGAACGCGCGTGATGCGGCGAGCACGTCCGCCAGTTGCGGGGTCTGGTCGATGAACGAGATAATCTCGCCGCGTGTGGGTTTCAAATCGTTCTGAGCGGCGGCCTCCATGCCCAGCTGGTCGGCCAGATACACGGCGCGGGCCAGTGAGGCGAGCTGCGTGGATTTCTTTTCTCCGCGCAAGGTGAGCACGTCGCCCAAGGTGCGGGTTTTTCCGCTGTCCATGGTCTGCTGGGTTTCGTCTTCCAACCCTCGGATGACGAGCGTGGTCAACGGCTTGTCGGCGGCGATGACGGCGAGCAGACGATGCTGGTCGTCCAGCAGTCGCCCGTCTTTGCTGAATTTGATGGCCTCACCGTTGAACCGCCATTCGCCGTTGCGAATTTCGCGGGCGAACAAGTTGACGTTGTCTCGGCTGATACGCCGGTTGTTGACGTTTTCGCCGAGCATGGTTTTCGCTATTTCCGGGGTGATGGTTTCCACTTTGGCGGTGATTTTCTCTCCCATGATCTGTTTCCTTCTATTTTCCTGTGGGTCAGATTCCGGTCGTATAGTCCTGCGGCATGTCCTTGAACTTGCTGTTGCTGCCAAGGAAAGCAAGGTGGAAAGTCTCGGTCGGGCCGTTGCGATGCTTGGCCATGATGATGTCGGCCTCGCCGGGCCTATCTTCCTTGTCATAGGCGTCGGGACGGTGTACGAGGAACACCACGTCGGCGTCCTGTTCGATGGAGCCGGATTCGCGTAGGTCACTCATTTGAGGTACTTTGTCGGCGCGCATTTCCACGTTGCGGTTCAGCTGGCTGAGGATCACGACCGGCACCTGCAGTTCCTTGGCCAACAGTTTGAACTGGCGGCTGAAGTCGCTTACCTCCTGCTGACGGTTCTCGGTCATGCGCCCGCTGGACATGAGCTGCAGATAGTCGACGACCACGAGTTTCAGGTCTTTTGTCTCCTTCAACCTGCGGCATTTCGCTCGAATATCAGGGACCTTAAGATTCGCGGAATCATCGATATACAATGGCTTGTCCTTGAGCTTCTGCCAAAAACCGTTGACGGTTCGCCATCGTTCGTCGGTCATTTGAGACGGGTCGCGGAAAACATTCAACGGAATGTTCGTCTCGGCGGAGAACAGGCGTTGCGCGATTTCCTCACGGCTCATTTCCAAGCTGAAGACGACTGTGCATTGGTTGTCGTGAATGGCCGCATTCCGTGCGAAGTCCATTCCCAACGTGGACTTTCCCATGGCCGGGCGTCCGGCGACGACGATCATCTGCCCTGGTTGCAGACCGTGGGTCACGTCATCGATGTCCCTGAATCCGGTGTGGACTCCTTCGGTGATTTCCCCCTTCTGAATCTTGTCGAGATGGTCAAGCATATCGGTGGAAACCGTATAGATGTCCTTGTAATCGGTACTGGAATCGTCCTCGCCGATATGGAACGCCTCATCCAAGGCGTTGCCGATGATACTGTCGGTGTCGGCATCGTTCGCATGACCCATTTGCGCTATGCGGGTGCCGATGGCGATGATGTCGCGTCGTTTCGCCGCGTCTTTGACCATGTCCGCGTAGATGCCGACATTCGACGTGGTCGGAGCATAATCGATGAGCTTGCCGACGTAGTTCAGGCCTCCAACATGATCAAGCATTTTCCGCTCGGCCAATGTCATGCAAAGCAGTGTGGTGTCAACGTCGCCATGTTGATCGGACAGGTCGCAGATCAGACGATAAATCGTTTTGTTGTTCGGCTGGTAGAAGTCGTTTTCCGTGATTTTCTGACGCGCCTCGTCAATGGCGGCACGGGATTGGAGCATCGCACCCAATACGGTGCGTTCCGCTTCATCCTTGTGTGGTAGTTCCTGGTTAAACGGATCGTTCATTGCTTGCTCGCCTCCTTGTCCTCGGCCAGTCGGATTTTCTTCGCCTGCTGCTCGAGGTATTTGATTTCTTCCTCGATGCGCTTCAGACGTGACGTTCGACTATCTACTGTGGATAATTCGTCCGGGTTTTCTTTCCACCGGGCGATACAGCGTTCGATGCGCTTGTACCCGATCACTTCGGGCCCTATCCCGTTGTCGCGGAAGATGTCGACGGGCCGGTCTCCCATGGCATAGCGTGCCGTCGCTTGCGTCCTGAAGGAGTTCGTGTAGTAGATTCGTCCGCCTTGCACTCTGCGCACGATTTCAGGCAGCGTACGAAGGTAATCGACGGTTTCCCGATCGAGCTTTTTCCCTGATGTCATTGCGTGTTAATCCTTTGGCGGTTCTGTTTGCAAGGAGAGGATTCGACGGTGATTCCAAGAGCTTTTCTTGTTCTTTGATTGTTGAGCGCGGCATACAGTTCGATGCGTTCGAAGGCGTTGAATTCTCCTCTCGCGTTCATTTCCAGCATGCGCAGAATGGATTGGATGCGGAGCTGTTCTGAGAATTCATGCAGCCCCTGCGCCGTCGTCCCCTCGGATTCCTGTGCCTCATGGCGTTCGGATGGATGGGTTGGCTGTTCTGATTTGAGACGCATGTTCAGGTATTCCATGGCCTCTTCCTCCGAGTCGAATTGACGGATCGCTACGGGTATGTGGTTCTCGCATTCGATGATTTCAAAGTGGGTTTGTTCTTCTGCCACTGATTGGTCCTTGATTGTGTTGTGCGATGGTTTCATCGATGAAGTCGCGTACGGAAATCAGGTCGCTGATGTCTGACACGGATGTTTTCGGAGTGTTCTCGTCGAGCTTTCCGCCCTGTGGTGTCACGTATGCGCTGAACCCGTTAAAGCTGGGAACCCTCAACAGGATCAGGGACCAGCGGCGATTGGTCCCGGGTATCTCCAGCCGGCATGATCCGTCGTCATTGTCGATGCGTAGCACCGTCATATCAGACCTTCATCTTGAGAATCCGGAACATGCTTGGCCTCGTTCGGTCGTGTTGCATGACATATCTTCGGACGGTGCGCATGGCTTGTCTTTTGCTCTCGAAAGAAGGCATGAGACTCCGATGCCAGGCGGGCTTCCAACCGTCAACTGATTTTTCTTGTATGAAAAAAATACTCATCGGTTTCCTTGTCGTTCTGAATTACGGTCTCTTATCGGCCCGCCATCGGCTGATATCCGTCGAGTTCTCGAAGCAGTTCCTCCTGCCAGTCCTTGTCATCAAGGGACTGCTTCTTCTCCTTTTCGAACCAGCAGGAAGAGCAGAGTCCGGTCTGTCTCTCATCTGCCGACAGGAGTGTTCCGCATCCTCGGCAGAAGTGGTTCAGGATTTTCGTTCGGAACCGCACTTCATTTCCTTTCGCGCATCGTTGAAGGCTTTGAACGCTTCGTTGATGTACCGGTTCTGATCTCGTTTCGGGAGTTGCCCGAAGTCGAGAATCTGACGGCCGCTACGACCTTCGACGAGCCGGTATAGGGCTTTCGCCGCGGCAAGAACCTCGGCGGTGGTGCCAAGATCCGCAGCGTCAACCGTTCTCTTGTGCAGCGGTCCAGGAATAGGCGGAGAGAGACGCAGTTGGTCGAAAATGTTGGTGACGGATTGCATTCTCTCCCCTCACAGTTCTTCATCATGGAATCGGAATGGAGCTTTCGAGGACAGATCCTTTGTCGTTGAATCGTTGACGTTTTCTCCCGTCTTGCCGATTAGCAGCGCAGGGCCGTTCATCCAACGCCCATCGGACTCGCGTATCTGCATGATCCAAAGCTCCTGACCGTTTTTCCACACGGTGTACAGGCCGTCTGACTTGTCCTCCCACAGTCCGGGGCGATCCGGAATTCGTGCGGGTGCCGGTCGCAAAGCATGGTCGAATGCGTCGTCATCAATCCGATAGGTGTTGGAGTCAATCAGGACTAGACAATGGCCGTCATCGGTGATTTCCTGTACTGGATATTTGTTCCCGTTCGTTTGCACGAAGACGTCTCTGGGTTGCACGCCGGTGATGTCTTCGATGATTTTGTATTCGGGTTCGTCGGGGAGCAGCTTGATGCTGACGGGTGCTTTCTGCCGGGTGAGTTCCATGAATCCGTCATGGCCTTCGTGGAACAGTTCACCGATGTCGAAGCCGTTGACAGTGTATTGCCGGGCTCCGAGCGTGTGTCCGATTCCGGGAGTGAGTCGGAATTCGAGGATCATGTCGCCGCCGTATGCGGAGACTCGTACCCGTCGGTTTCTGAGCTGGGCGAATGTCATGTTTCGCCAGAAGCGTTTGTCGTGTTCTTCCATTGGTTGTCGTTGTTTTCTTTCGATTTATGTGGACGTATTCAGTATAACAAGTAAAAGAGAATTAAGGGGAGGGGGTGAATCTTCGGAGTGTCGCGATATGCTGAACGCGTCCACATAAAAAAACAAAAGATACACACCGAGAAAACAGCGGAACCCCCAACGCAATTACCTCAGGGCCACCACAAGCGATGCCGAAGACGGCGATTGCGGTTCCCCCAAAACGACAAAACGTAATCGGTTGATATCAAAAAAAACAGGAGCCAACATGACCTTCACGGCAGAACCGAACATCGGATCGCACCTCGTCGAAGCGACACCACCAAACCTCTTGGAACACATCGACGAACACATCAAATTTCTCCGGGAATGCAAAATCACCTTCACAGGAAGCATCGGAAGAGGGGACATCCCGTACACGAAAAGCGCGATGACATTGCTCAACAACATCGACGTGCTGATCGCCGGCGAGGAAGCCGACAAGGAAGTCCTCCGATTCAACAGCGGGGACATGATGGGCATGATACCGCCAGCCACCAAGCACTATAGGCCCGACCTCGACCTCAGGACCCAGAGTCTCATGGACGGCGGATACACCGAAGCGATGATCAATTCAGACAGGCAGATGTGGGGCGGCTCGCCCATCTCATTCCCGAACGGCCCGCAGTGGAACAAATAAGAACCACGACCGGCGGGCATGCCGAGTGACGACCCCAACGCCTCCAGCATGCCCGCCTTTTTTTGACCAACTTGGACGGCGCGTCGGCCGTCGAATCCGGATGCGAATCGGTGTGAATCGGAGGTTGTTTTTTCTGATGGCGAGGCATAAGTCTCACGAGGAGGAACCATTGGGTTGGAGTGTCGGTGATTTCGCTTTGTCGGATCCGGGGTGTCGACTGTATATCGACATGGCCCGGAATGCGTATGGGAAACTCGACCCGAAACTGGTGTCCTGCAGAATTCATTACCGGCTGCAGTGTCTGAACCTCAGTCCCAGGAAGAAAGGCCAGTAGGTCTTCGGTTCGACGGTGTAAAACAAGCATCTGCCTTACTGGGTATGTTGGCATGTCGCGTATGAAAAACCGTAAAATTGTTGGTATCAACCGAAAAAGCAAAAACAGGGGAAGAGTTGGGATGCTCAACAAAATACACAGGCTGAGAAGCGTCGGGATGGACAACGGCATAGCCACAGGATTCGGAATTCTTTACGTCGCGGAAGAGGCATACCCGCTCATCCCATACGTGCGCGGCAACGAACATCCGCTCGCATTCGGCAGGACGCCTCGACTCCTAAGCATCCTGTTCACGACATTCGTGAACACACAAAACGCGGATTACAACGGCAAGACCAGGACGCTGACCATCGGCAAGGACGTACGGCAAGTGGCCCGCAGAATGGGCATGCTGACGGGAGGCTGCGGCCGACAGAATACGGTCACCAGCATCATCGGCTATCAGGACATCACGTTCACTTCAAGGGACGGCAAAGAAATAAAACCGATCGAAGAGACGAACATCGTCCAAGGCGAAAGCTGGAACGAAAAAACCATTACCTTCACTTGGGAATACGTCCGATTGATGTCGCGCGAACCGAAGGAGATTCCTCTTTCCGCCGTCGTCGGAACCAGTGGCGGAAGCCTGTCCTTGGATCTGCTGGTGTTCGCGACGCTCTACTGTCCGGAGCAGAAGGAACTGTATATCAGTCGAAATAATCTATACAAGATCGTCCCCGGTACGAGCACGGAGACGGTGTCCACCAAGCACCTCACCGTCAGCCTCACAAAGCTCAACCAGATTCAGAAAATCTGGGTATTCTCGTTGACGAGGGCGGGCCTCGTGATCAGACCATACGGGATGCCGCCAAAGGCGGAGAACCGTGTGCAGCTCATCGCGGAATAATAAAAAACGGTTGGATACGGATCCATGTTCGTATCCAACCGTTCAAGCATCCCGAGATGCCGGCCGTCAGATTTTCAGCTTCTCAACCACACTGAGATCAACGCCGTCACCCCAGTGTTCAGCCACCGCATTGACATCCTTCATCGGCTCACCGGACGCGCGGCCGAAACCACGATCCGGTTCGGCGGCATTCAAAACAGCGAACAGAGTCTTGGACAGAGTCTTGTCTTCCATGAACGCGAAAGCAAGCCTCATCTTCAGGTCGGACGGTTGAGCGCCAGCCAGTTCCTTGACGAACTTGGAGAATTCGGCGACCCGCTTCCGCGTCTTGGTTTCCGTCAACACCTCAAGCAGAACCGGAGCGTCGGTCTTGCTGGTCTCGCACAGAATCTTGGCGATGTTCGCGGTACGGTCATCGGAAAGAACGTCGAGCATGTCCTTGATCTTCGCGTACGAGGCGGCTTCCAAATGAGGGAAGGACGAGTTTTTCTTCGCGGTCTTGCGCCGCGTGGTCTTGGCACCCTTGACGGAGGTTTCTTCCTCACGGTCGGGCGTTGTCTCATCGACGGAATCCGTCTCTTCCGGCTGGACGTCAGGCTGAGAATCCTCGCCCGATGCCGACCAGTTCTCAGAATCGTCCGCTTGCCCGGCTTCGTTCACCGGCTTGGAATCGTCGACCGGCGCCGGGGCTGGGGTCGGGGTGCCGAAATTGTTGTTCCATGGAAAATCTGCCATCGTTAACTCCCTTCGTCAAGGCAGGACCGTTCGAGTGAACCGTCTTCAACGACTGTATCCGAGCAAACAACGAATAACCGAAAAAATATTGAAATTAACCGTTTTGACTTCGGCGCGGCGTCGCGCGGCCGCCGTTTCTCATGCAAACTAGCGGACCAGAAAAATCACGGACAAAAACAAAAGAGCAGACAGGCAACCAAGAAAAGTCAGAAAAAAAGAAGAGAAGAAAAAATAAGAAAAAGACAATCCGAGAACAAGAGAAAGAAGCCAACCCGCAACACATCACACAAACACCAAGACACCATTACCACATCACAGCAGGGTAAAACCAGAGCAACGAACCGCAACATTGCCAACAAAGCAACGAACCTACGGAACGAAAACGCAACAAAGCAACGAACCGCAACAACCCATACATCAGCAAAGTCATCATCCTGAATGGTTAATTTCAACAAATATTCGGCACATAACAAGATATGACGTAATATCAAGAAATGAACAGACAGGACGATTGACGAACAAGCAACAAAAACAAAAAACAGTCAATAAAACTAAATCAGTGTTGTTTCGTCAAAAATGGTCTCTTTCCGGAGCAAACCCCCGGAACAAGCAAAAAACAGTTCAAAGGAACTTGGAGAAAAGATGGCAAGTCTGATAATCGGACATGGAGGCATCCTCGACGTGCTGCGATCCAAGGTCCCCGAACAGCGTTGGAGGGTGCCCGCAGGAGAGGATTTCGCAGCCCAGGCAGACTTCCTGACAAGGCACCCGGTGCGTCCAGGCCGTCAGGGAATCGTGTTCACGAACCTCCCGGGAAACTGGATGCCGGTCGCCGATGCAGGCTGGACAATCTACTGGATCGACCGCGGACAGATACCCATCGGAGCGCAGGCCCTCCCCGAATATTTCATGGACCGAAGCATCACGGATTTCGTCCACGAGTTCTGGCGGATACAGACAATCGACAAGCGTCTGGTAGGCGATATCATCCTGAACAGGACCCGCCAGACGGCACCCATGATCATTGTCACATCGAACACTGGAGGCGTGGGAAAGACGGTTTCCTCACGCAGATTATGCGAGCGGGCAAGAGAAAAAGGACTACGCCCCCTCCTTATCGACGGCAACATGAGACAGTCATCGCAACGTTCCTTCTTCGACCCTGGGCAGCGTATGCCGGCGCGCACCATAGCCGACTGGCGTCCCGGCATGGCGGCACAATACGGCGCCAATTCGGGACGAATGTTCAACATCGGTTACGATGTTTCGTTCGCTCCACCGGCCGGTGCGATGGTGTCGTGGGACCACTACCGCGCATACATCGAGGAAGCACGCAAGCTCTGGGACTTCGTCGTCTTGGATCTCGACCGTATCAGCGCAGATGATCTGCAGGACAGCACCACAGCCGCCGGAGGAATGGTCGTCCCCTACGTTCTCGCCGGCGACCTTTGCCTGGTCATCGTCAAAGCCGGCGTGCAAACGCAAGGAGATGCGTTGAATCTGCTCAGCGCGTTTCCCCGTTACGGTTTGCCCCGAGAATGTATCGGAATAAAAGACACGGTCCCGGTCGGAATGACAGACTACCGGCCACTTGATTATTCAAGATACGGGATTTTTCTCGGAGTCGAGTACCAGACGGTCGAGGCCGGCAATCTGATCGCATCCGGTAAATCGAATTGGGCTGACTCGAATCTGGACTTGGCGAGAGAGCAGACCCTTGAATGGGTTCTGCCCGATAAAGGATTCGAACCGGCCAAGTTCGAAGTGAAAAAGAAAAAAGGGTGGTTCCATCGTGGTTGATCTCTCACTCACACCGAATCCCGATGACCGTGCTCTATGGCCGATGGGTAGCGACGCCGATTGGATTCGCGGAAGCGACGTGGCGAACAACGAACACCCCGGAGTGTTGGCGCAACGTCATCAGTGGATCGTCCCGAACCGATTGTTCGCGGAAAGCATGGTCAAGGCAAACAGTGAATTGGTTACGAGCATCATCGGCGCATTGCTTTCATGGAGGACATGCACCGTCGACCAGCTTCGGGCGGGACTCTCCGTGAAAGGAGCTCCCGAATTCCATCGCGACGAACCGAACCTGTACGGCGCGTTGTGTCGGCTGGGAGTCATCGACATCGGCTTCAGTCCTTACGAAAGATTTTCCGGGCAGATAATCCCGCAAACCTGGTTGTCGTTGAGCTCCGACAAGAAACTCATCCGAAACACGCTCGGCCTGTTTAATTCAGCAACTTGGCTTCGTAGAATGCTTTCGGACAAGCAGTTGATCGGAATGAGACGCCACGTGCGCCACAATACGTATGCGGCGCACGTCGGACTGCATCTCGGTGTCAATCCGGACATCAAACTCGTCGGCGGCGACGGTTGGGGAGCGTTCCGGCTCATCGACCCGCAGGCGGTCAGCGAAGCCGGACTGCCTCACAGCTGTTCGACGGACATCACCGCACTCGCATCGAACAACGTGCTTGCGGGAATCGAAGTGCAGGTCCACCCAAATAACATGAGCCAGAAAATCTCCAATTGGTCGAAGCTGCTCGCCTACTCGCCGATGCAACGACGTGGACTCATCTGTATCTGGTTGCTCATACGCGACACCAGCCAATGGCAGTACCCGGCATTGGGCAGCATCATCGAAACGGCAAGCCATGCCGACGAGATGTTGGTCGGCGACCCATCCGTGGCGTCGCGTATGGGATTCGCGTTATGGGACGACTGGTTCGACGAGCAAGGCAACCCGACCGGCGGGATCGGAACATACCGGGACATGCTGAACGTCGAACGCAGCATGTTCTCACCGGACTGGAGCCGATGCACCCCATCAACAAAACCTGTGACGACAATCCGTGACTGGGGATGGACGGTCATGGATGAAACAATCAGACACCAATGGGGCTGGGATGTCAGTGGATGGCGGAAGCCGGAAGCATACCGGGGAGGATTCTACGGGTATATCGGAGGTGAAAGCGTTGAACTCTCTTCCTGAAAATTTCGCAACCAACCAGCAGCGTTTGGAGGAAGCCAAGACCGAACGCTACCGTGCATTGCAGAAGATACGGACGCTTTGCGAAACAGGACGCCGTTCGCTGGTGGTCCCGTTCCTCATGGTCAACCTGCAACGCAATCCGGCTTTGAAAAAAATACGACTCTGGCAATTGGATGCGATCATGTTCGACGTTTCCAAATACATTGCGGTGAAGACCATACGACGGATGAGGGAAACCATCGGCGACCAGAGCACCGTCAAGGACGGGTATGCGGATTTGGGATGGGCGTTGGCAGACAAGGATGCGACGGTCCGCATGACCACATGGCTATATCAACTGTTGGAAAGAGAGAAGCTGACCAAGTTCGACTTGCCGGAAGGATTCCCCTTGGCCATGCTCTACTCCACCGAACCGGCAACCGCAGAACAATCGAATTGACAGGAGGGCATCGGATATGAGCGAAAAAGAAAAAGCATGGTACGAGGTGACTCGCAGCATCAGCCAACTCGATGGCGACCAGTTGAGATCCATCGCGGATGATGTCCCAGGAAATCTGGAGGACTGCACGCTGCTGCTCGTCAGAGTGAGAAACGAGCCGGTCCGTGAATATGTGCATGGCGATGGCGAAGGCATACGCAAGGCGGGTGATCTCGCCGGCTTTTCCATCAGCCCACTGCCAGGGAACGGCGAACCCGAACTGCCGGAAGGAATCAGCAGATCAGCTCACTCTCTTGTGCCATGGCGGGCCCGCTTGAATTCAAAGGCGACGATGGAGAAGATGCGCACCGATTCCGCCGGCATTCGGAAAAGCGTCGAAGCATTGATGCCGGCAGACAGTTATGTCAGCGTAACGCTCCGCAGGCAAGGATATTTCGAACAGGCCCGAATTCGAGATTGGGTTGCCGACGAGCATTCCACCGTCGAGGACGGCAACGAATTTGTCGCAGCACACACGCTCTGCGCGCGAGTCACCGCAGCATGCGCCGACAGCCGCCGGAACGCAGAACTCGCACAACGGGCTGGACAGGCCATGTTCCCGCTGCTCTCCAACATGAGCAGTCATCCCAGCTACCCAAAGTTGGGCGGACTCATCGTGACCTTGGCTGTCACCCTGTTGACGATGGTATTGTCCGTCATCACTCCGATTCGTCTTGCCACATTCTTCTGGCTGGCGGGAACGGTAGCGGCGATGCTGCTGGTGCCTTGGGTTTTGAGTGGACTACTCTCCGCAAACGCGAAAGCCATGCTGAACGACGACAACAGCACTCGAATGTACTTCCGAGTACCGCCGCACTACAAATTCGCATGTCTTGGACTGTTGGCGTACTGCTCTTTGATGCTGTTGCCGATACCGTCATGGTTGTGGATCATTCCTCTTGCCTTCACCGTTGCAGCTGGAATCAGATGGTGGAGGAACACTCTATGGGATGATATTCTCCAACGCCCACGCCGATACTGGTGGCTTCGCCGCAAACGCAAGGCGAATCTCAGTGACACCGAAACAAAACTCGGCATGAAAGACAAACGAGTGTATGCGACGGGATATGGCCCGCAACGCACCACTTTGGTCTTCAGCCCAATGACCACGACCACACTGTTCATGCCGGTGCAGAAATCCACGGCGGTGAAACAGGACCTTCACCCGGTGCCCGAACCATTGTCCCATGGAGGCGTCCTGATCGGATTGGACGATTCCGGACGTCCCGGATACTTGGATCCGACACAGCTCTATGGCGGAATCGCAATCAGCGGTGAAGCCGGATCAGGAAAAACCGTTCTGACCCACGGCATCAGCCAATGGGCCATCAGCCATCGCAACGATACCAGCCGTGACGTGTGGGGAACGGATTCACGACTCATCCACTTCTGGATGAAGGACGACACCGGAGTGGAAGTGCTGGACCGGTATCGGCAAACGCAGGGGATTGACTCCCATCCACGTGTCATATACCTCACCGACCCTTCCAGCATCGGTCTCGATTTGCTCGGAATGCAGGAGGGAAGGAACGCCCAGGAGACGGCGGAAAGCGTCGCCAAAACCATGAGATACGCATTCAATGCCGGCGACATTCAGAACGACTCCCAAAACATCATCACCCAATCCATGACCATCGGCGTGGCCGCAAGCCGATACGACCAACACAAGCCGGGGGACATCCTAAGAAGATGCAGACAACTCGAGCAACAGTATCCCGGGGCCGGTCAACTCAGGCAACAGCAGTCACCCATCGGCTGGGCCGTGGTCGCATTGTGTGGGTCGGATGGTCAAACCGGATCAGCCAGAGCGCTTGGACAGGTATGCAGGGCTCTCGCATTGGAGTTGAAGGACGATCCTCTCGGAATAGACATGACGTTGGCCGCGCGTGCCGCAGAACAACTGTACGGACGACCGGATCAGAAGGGGCAGGCGGCGCGAAGCGATCGTGAAATACTGCAGCGTACCAACGCCTCGGTGAACAAGGTCAACCAGTTCCTCGCCATCGAACACATGTTCACACCGCGACGCAGCACCGTCACATGGAAGTGGATATTGGATCACCCGGGCGACTATCACATCGTGCTCGCCCCGCACAATGGCCACTCGCTTCCCGAACTCATGGACAAGATTCTGGGCTCGTGGCTCATGTACCGGTTCTGGAACACGGTGTTCGCACACTGCAAGGACTGGTTAACGCTTGGCAAACACACGATGCTCGTCTGCGACGAGCTGAGCCTGCTGGCGAACGGGTCGGACGACGTGTTGAAGAATCTTAGGGAGCAGGGGCGTTCGTTCGGATTGATTCTCGTGTTCGCCACCCAATACCCGACCCAGTTGTCCGACACGTTGTTGGATTCGTTCCTGGGGTACACGACGTTCATCAGCTACAACACGTCGATTCCGCGCATAGCCACGCTGACCGCGGCGCGTCTGACCGACAATGAGGGATTGGATGGGTGGACTGGAGGAGCGGTGACGAACCTCCCCAAATACCATGCCGCTGTAAGAACCAGAAACATGGAACAGATCCAGCCGGCATTCATCGTGAGCGTGAAAGACTTCGACGACGGTTATCGCCCCGGCGACAAGTAGGACCGCAAAAAAACATGCCAACCCATCCGGCTTCCATTGATGCCGGATGGGTTTTTCTTAATCTGTGTCCCCCGTGTTGTCTGAGAATGCAAGAAACTTTGTTAAAAACCGAAAACCTATCGTTATCAACCGATTCCGTTGATACACTCGGGAAACGCAGGAGGGTTCCTTCAAACCAAATTCGAAGGGAATCCAATAATGGGTAACACCATAGAAATCGCCGCTTCCAGCAATCTTGTCGGAAGCTATCACGCCATGTTCGACGGCATCCTCAACTCGACCGCCGGACAGCTCATCACCAAGGTGGGCGCCGCTGCCGCAGTGATCTTGGCCTTGGGGCTTATCCTGGGAGGAATCAGCAAGGCGATGGGGCGAAGCAACCAGCTGGTCTCCATGTTCTGTCCAAGCGTCACACGAGTCATCGTCGTTCTCGCCGTCATCTTCATCTTCGCTGGCCCGACCATAACCATTCCGGCATTGCTGACAGCTCTTGACTGGATCGTCAACGCCGTGGGCAGCCAGGGCAAAGACTACCTCGGAATCTGATCGGGGAACATATTCATGGGCGAGCAAAGACAATTGCATCCAAGGGAAACCATGGATGACATCACCGAGGTCTCATCCACCGCATCCATTGAACGTAAGAACACGTTCATGATCACGAAAAGCACGGAAGCCCGATCCAAGACCGTGTTCTCGACAATCATCGGCGGTGTTATAGGACTGTTGATCTGTCTTATGCTCGCCCCGATCATCGGCATCACATTCGGCGTGGTGTTCATTCTCATCGGCTTGGTCGCCGCGCCATTCCTCATGGTCGGCCAAGTCAAAGACCGGACCCAGCAGGTCCGATGGAAAAGACTTCTCAGGAGATTGCAGAGCCGGAACATCGCCGGAGAGGTTTTCTACCCCAATTCGAATCAGCCAGAGCGTCTAAGCAGTCTGAAGGAGATGTGGATACTGTGAGCGCTTCAACCCAGATGCAGCCCAGCCTCCCGGTCAGGATGAAAGCGCGACGGAACATGCTGTTCATTGTTCTGCTCGTCGTTCTGATGACAGTGGTCGTACTGCCCTCCCAAGCATTCGCCATGGTCGAAAACGATGGAGGCGCGAGCGCGCCGGCATGCGCTACGACCACAAGCACCCAAGTCGATTACACGACATGTCTTCCGTCCGGCCGATGGGGAAGCAATGTCGGCAGCATAACCAGCCGCATCGAACCATCGAGCGGCATCCTTGGTTTCATCTCCAACGTGCCCGCCCTGATCAGCCATACGACGAGGGACATCCTGCCGAACATGCTGATGCAGATCACACAGCTCTGCTGGTCATCCGCCCTTTCTCTAAGCCAGTTCGCGGCAAGCTTCACCCCATTGAAGACCGCCGGAGCGTCGGTCGACCACGCCACGGCGAAACTTATCGACAATGTCATGGCCGGTGGAATACCCGCGGCGTTGATGGTGACCGCCATCGTCGTATGGCTTCTCGCGGCGGGATTCGACATCGGGACCACGAAAGAGGCGAGCAAACGACTGCTTGCCACAGTGCTGTGCCTTGCGGCTCTCATCGTGTTGGGGACAGGAGCCTCGAAAACCGCGGAGAATGCGACCGAACCGGCGACAGGCAGCCCCTGGTGGGTTGTCAACACCATCAACGGCGCAGTCAACAAGCTCACCGTCGGACTTGATCTGGACGGGTTGAACGACGGCGAATCGAACATGATGGCGTTCAGCAACAAAGCACTCAACCGTAATACGAACTGTCAGGATTACCTGTATGCCATGCACCAGCAGTACGACACCGCGACCAGCGGCAACGGGGGAGACACATCCTCTATCACCAAGGCTGTGAACCGCATGTGGGAGGAAACAGCTCTCCGATCATGGGTGACGATGCAATGGGGTAATCCGTCAGCGGGGCCGAACACGCCATCAGGCGTGGCCGACAACGCACAGCAAGCATACTGCCATGTGCTTGACATGAACACGAACACCGATCCTGCGGTGCAAATGACATTGACGAATGCGGCAACCGGTTTGAGTATCGATTCCGACACAGCAGAATGGTTGTTCAGCGAACACGGTTGGATCGACCCTCAGGACAGTTCCGTCAATGACAAGGAAAAGGAGCAGAACGACCGGGATAAATATGTTCGACTGACCAGAGCGGGGATCTTTTGGGAGACCTGCGGTATCGACGGCAGTGGGAAGGTGTACGGCCGTGACGGCTGGAACATCCTCGTCAAAAACATGGGGGACAAGGATACAGGAGCCATCAAAAACGGGAAGCTCACCGTCAGATTGAAGAAAGATGGATTCAGCGACATCTCAGGCGGGAACGGGGCCCACTTCTACGGGGACGATGACAAGATAGACCAGAACATACTCCAATTGTGCAATGTGGCTTTGGGCACAAAGCAATTCAAAGGCGACCAGTATCGGGCCTTTCACAACGACAATGACTTCCGTGATTCGAGCGGCAACGTCCAGAACACGAACATCGCCGATGCCGCGAACCTGGGCTGGCGTTTCGATATCCCCAACGTCGGCGGAACCTGGCGTGAAGCCAACCTTGGTGACACGCAGGATTCTTCGACCGGACAAGGAGCGATGCGAATCACCCTGGACAACCTGTACGGCAATTCAGCACCTGACAATCTGGGCGCATTCGGATCCGTGCTCGGTGGCATCTGCAACATGATCGTCTGGGGATTACTCAGCGTCATCCTCATCATGACCAAGCTCATGCTCGTCCTGATGGTGCTGTTCCTCGTCGTAGCATTCCTCGTGAGAGCTTTCCCCATAGGCGAAGCTCCGAAGAACGTGTTGAAGAACTGGGTGAAATACACGTGCAACCTGAGCATGACCGGCGGATTGTATTCGGCTTTGGGAGCCATCGCCACATTCATCTGCCAGCTCACATTGAAATTCTGTTCCGAAATGAGCAGCAGCTTCATGTACAACGTGATCAGCGGTTTCAGTCCGGTGCTTGCAATCGCGGCCATCAGCCTGTTCTGCACCAGCGTGCTCAAAGTCGGCAACCCGTTCAGTTTCAAAGCGATGATGGGAATCGCCACCGGTGGAGCCATGGCAGGCGGAGTACTGGCCGGCCTCAGGAGAATCGGCGGAGGAATAGGCAGCGGTCTCCTCATGAGACGGCTCCTCACAAGCCGAAACCACGGCGGCATGTCCAGTCGCAACGCCGGACTGCGCCACAGGATGTTCGGTCCCACCGCCGGCGAAAGCAAACTCGACTCCATGCTCGATTCGGAGAGGAAGAATCTTGACCTCGACGGCGGCGGCCGCAACCTGTACGGACGCAACACGAAAGAATACGATGCGATCACAGCCCGCGGAGCAGACTCCCTCAGTTATAGATGGGGGCGCATGAACGAAGGCACCGTACGCGGGTCCCTCGCAGGAGTCGCCGCACGTTTCACCAACCGAGCCGACAGAGCTCAGGCGTTCATGACGGGCGGCATGTCCTACGATGATCGCGTCAAGAACTATATGGCCCGCCATCCCGGCGCATCGCTCGGCCGCGCCCGTACCATGGCAAAAGGTGCAAGCCTGCTTAATCAGACCGCACGCGGCCTGGGCGGAGGAGCTATGCTGTTGGGCGCGACAGGCAAGGCCGCCCTAGGTGTCATGCAATCCCAACCGTTGCGTGACGTGGTCAAGCGTGGCGCCAAAGTCGCGGCGACCGGTATCGCCGCTGCCGCACTCACATCCAACCCGATCACACTGCCGGCAGGTGCAGTCGCATTGGGTAAGCTCGCCACCAACCGTGACCTCTGGCATGGAGCCAAGGTCGGAATCGGCGCACTGGGAGCCAGAGCGGAGAAGAGCCGCAACGAAATCCTAAGCCTGGGCAACAGGCCCACGACGGTCATGACTCCGATTGCTCCGGTCGAAGACAATCCGTTCGATCTCGATGAATCATTGAACGAGATGCACTCCGAGGACGGAAGTCTCAACTCCGATGGAGACAAGGCGTTCGGGGTGGTGGAGAACAGCATGATGCACAACTTCCGGCAACAGGGCCACATGAGCGAGCAGGAAGCCGCCGACGCATTGGAGAGCGCGCGTATCACGGGAGAGGTCAAGGAAGCAGCGGCGAAATACCATGCGAACCTCAACGCGCCGAAGAACCCACCTCGCCAGAAAACGTCTGATGAGTTCGAAACGGATGGAGATGCATTCTGATGGACACCGGCACTGTTACTCAGACGGCTGGGCAGGGAGCCGCCGATTTTCTCACCGTCCTGTTCGCTTGGATGTTCACGCCAACGGGAGCCGTGCTGACCCTGCTCCTGTTGGCGGTCGGCGGCGGCAGCGTCTTCATGAAGATCATGGGACGTTCGATGAGAATGTTGTCCGTTGCGGCGAGGATATGCGCGGGCCTGTTCTTCGTGTGGGTCATCAGCGGCGTCCTGGAGGCGATGGGCATTCCCATCCGTGAATGGATGCAGGGGATCGCTAGTCAGCTCCCGGATTTGGGCGTGTTGCTCAAAGCGTTTTTGGAGAGGCTGTTGTTTACGGCATCCTAAAATTTTCGCAAAGAACTGTGGGAATGCGGGAATGGTTTGGCAGATGAATGCGGAAGTGTTTTTTCTGCCTGATCATTCCCGCATTGTGTTGTTTTCCTGTTGATTGGGAGAGCTGGTTCCACAAAAAAATGCGCCTCTGCTACACTGAATGTGGCCACATAAAAAAAGCGCGTCCCACGCCTCCACCTTGGCGGCGGAAAACGTGAACAGAGGAGAAAACAGCATGCTGAAAAGCACGATTCTTGTCGCGGTCGCCGACATCAAAGGCGGCGTCGGAAAAACGACGACAGCCATGCTTATCGCCGGATGCCTCGCCCGGCGCGGCGAACACGTCACGGTTCTGGACGCCGACAACACCGGTGGTGCGACGCTCTGGGACGAATACGTGCGAATTGAGGACGATCGTCGTCGCAAAGAAGACGAAGCCAACGGGACTCCGCACAAACCCTACAAGCTGGGTTTCGACGTGATCCAAACCAATGACGTGATCCTCGGAATGCCCGACAGGATTCGCGAACGCTACAAAGGATGGGTCATCATCGACACGCCTCCATCCGATGCGGGAACGGTGCAGACGGCACTCCAGGCGGCCGACGTGTCAATCATCCCCTGCCAGCCGTCCATCAGCGATTTGAGCCATGCAGGGAAGACCTATGCGGCCGCCAGAAACGGCATCATCCTGCTCACGCGAGTGAAAGCGCGAACCAAACTCGCGCGTGACGCAGTGAAACAATTGGATGAGCTGGAGGCAACACGATTCGAAACGGTCATCCACGAGAGGGAAGCCATCAAGAATCTGTACGGAACCAACCAGATAGACAACAGGGATTACGCTTCCGTCACCCAAGAGCTCATTGACCTCGTCAAACAGTTCGGCATCGAGTAGGAGTTGAAACATGGTAAAGAATATCAACAGCGCTTTCGGACGCGGCCTGCAGGACACTCGCGACATGGGGCGTCGGCCTCTCCTATCCGAACCCCCCGAACCGAAGATGACGGTCGAGGCTCCCGAGCAGAAAGCAGTCTCTGAAGCAATCCCGGAAGATCATGAGACGAAAACGAATGAAGCATCCGGGAGGGCCGGCCGGAGGAAGCCCGTGTATTCGTTCGACCGGAGGCTCGGCACGAACCTGACGGATGAAAACTATCTCGCGCTGCGAATCAAGTCGGTCGAGACGAACATGACCACGCAGGCTCTTCTTAACGCTGCGGTGGAACAATGCTTCGTCAACGGAGGACTTGACATGGAGCTGGCCAGAAAATACGCGCAGACCCGCTGACACAAAAAGAGACTCGGCAGTATCCGAGTCTCTTTTTTCTTTTCCCGACTTCCACCGCTTTCACGCTGAGACTCCGGATAGTCTGACACTAGATAACACGTTCAGATTCTCAAGGAGACGAAGTGGCACGAAAAGCATCCGTTGAATCTCCAATGGACATCACCGAAGACAAACGGAAGAACGAAGTCGAACTGACGGCAATCAAACGCGCCATGCGAAACACCCGCTGGTGGAAAGTTTTCATCACCGTGTTCATGATCGCCGGAATCGTCGCTCCCGTCATCAGCATTCGCGCAATCAGCACGCTGCAGGACATGGGTTCCATGTTGAGCGCGAAATACAAGGAGATCAGCGTAGACAAACCAGGGAAACAGGCAGCCTTGGCGTCCGTCAACAAATGGTTGGACACAAACAAAGGACCATTCCGTTACGGGACCACGAACCTGTTATGGGATTCGGCGACAAAAGTCGGATCCAGTGACGAGGACACCGGAACAGGAAAGGAACATACCGACTGGTGGAGCCACCAGTTCTCCCTGACCGACCTGTCCGACGGATCCACCCGCGACGTAACCCAGCTCATTTCATGGAAGAACAACGTGGCCACCGCCGTGGGAGAGCCAACAGTGCTGCCGTTGAAAGCAAGCGGCGCTGGCGGAGCCCAATCCTATACGCCATCCGGATACTCTCGCATCGACCAGGCGTCCAGCTTCCAGAACGTCGTCAACGCTTGGGCGAAAGCCTACATCGGGAAAGACAGCAACGCGTTCACCGTGCTGGTCGGGGATCCGAACAGCGAGCACGCCTACCAGCCAGCAGCCATCGGAACATTCAAAAACGTGAGCATCAACTGGCTTGTGGAGTGCGACAAGAACGGGCAATCCGTGCCAAAGGAACAATCCAGTGACACGCCTCCCTATGCTGCGGCGTCGATCAGCATCACATTCGAACCGTATGCCGCGATGCAAGACAGTTCCGATAAGGGAAGCGACACGTCATCTTCGGACAACACCGGCGGCTCGACCGTCAAGACGAACATCACCGTACTGGTCAAGAACCCTACATCCGGTAACGCGAAGATCATCGACTGGGGAGCGGATGGCAGCGTCAGGACGTTGAGCCCCTATGCGAACGCACTGAGCAAAAGCGACGTGACCTCGGCGAACTCCGACGACGAGACCGGCGGCACCGATTCCGCCGGGACCACATCGCAGGACACCCAGTCCGACGATTCCACTGCCGACGGTTCCAAGGCATCATCGGGCAACGGCACGTCGGACAACACCTCAGACGGCACATCGTCGGACGGTACGGCATCCGACAGCCAAAACAACTAAGGAGACCATCATGGCCAATGACAAGAAACCGGAACTTCCCCCATTTGCGGAATTCGTCAACAGCAACGCCGACCTGTTCGGAGCGATCATCGTCATCCTATTCGGCATCGCGGTCGTCTGGACCATCATCAGCGGACTGTTCTAGAAGAGGAAACCGTCGTGGCATCGAGAAAAAACAAGACCGGCATAACCGTTGCCGGCATCCTTGGCGGCTTGGCCATCGTGCTCATAACCATCATCGTCATCATCCAAACCGGAGTATGGGCCACGGTCGCCCCACAATTCGGGTTGCCTGCGATAACCAGCATCAGTCAGATACTTCCGGGCGAAGACTCCATGCAGAAAACAAACATCGGCTTGGGTTTGAAAAAACCGGACCTGTCGAAAATCGAAGGCCAGATCAAAGACGGTCTGGCCTCCTCGGGGAACACCGGAGAAAAGGATTCCACGAACACGGATATGGGAGCGAGCGGACTGCCAGCTTCCGCGGCAAGCCCCATGAGCGTGTCCGAAGCCATCACAGCCGCCCGGAACCTCCCGACCGAAACACCCCATACGAAGGGCTACAATCGCGCCGAGGATTTCGGGGACTGGCAGAACAGCGACCAGCTTTGCGGATACGGAACCACCCGCGACTACATTCTCAACCGTGACCTGACCAATCCGGTCATGGACTCCAATTGCAAGGTGCAATCCGGGACACTGCATGACCCCTATACGGGCCAGACCATCAACTTCCGGAAGAGCGTCGTGAAGAATGGGAAGACCGTCAGCGGAGACAGCACCGCAGTGCAGATCGACCATGTGGTCGCCTTGAACGACGCATGGGCCTCCGGCCTGTGGAAGAACTCAAGGAAAAACGATCGCGTGAAATACGCAAACGATCCGGACGTGCTGCTTGCCAGCCAAGGGGATGCCAACAATGCGAAAAGCGAGGGCATCAACCTGTACGGGAGCGGTGTCCCCAAGAAGTCCGTCGGACGATGGGCCGCATCCACCCCATCCGTCTGGCTGCCAAGCAACAGCGGCTACCAGTGCTCCTACATGGCCAAGCGCGTCTACATCAAAGACAAGTATGGACTTTCCATGAGCAGCTGGGAGAAAAGCGAGACGATTGGATTCCTGCAGCAATGCCAGGCGAAAGAAAATTAAGCCATTCCGAAGAAAACTAGGAATTATCTGATTGTTTCAATATATTGCCTGTTGTTTCGGAAACACTACGGTAGGTTGAGATATCAGGATGAGGGCCTACGTTCTCTCGACCCGAATCCTCTCGGTGGTAATCCTGTTTTTCCTCGGATTCTCCTATGGTGCGGCTTCCCCTTGTGGACTTTTTGGGTGAGCCGCACCTTCTCTTTTTTTCTGAAACAATTCTGTTATGCCTGTTAAACTGAATATATCTACATAGAGTATGGAACAGCAAGGAGATCCATTGTCTGAAGACAAGACCGAAAAACTCGGCGACTTTATGCGCCGCGTAAAAGACGACACGGTGCTCAACCTGTACTTCGTCACGGAGACCGGGTCGAAAAGAATACCGACACCACTGTTCGGCAACCCCACTGCGGAACAGCTGAGGGACAACAGGTACCTGCAATCCCAGGTGGTCGCATCCCGCAAGCACTATTGCAATGAGGTGATCAGCAGCGGATGGACCATCCACGTGGATACCAAGTTCGATCAGGCGGCTTTCGAGAATGCCTAGAGCGGATAGAGGCTGGAGAATCTGCGGGCGTCGGTTCGGCTTTCTCGGTACTAGGCACCTGTCTTAAACCTTGGATATCTTTCATTGGGATTTTCTTCTACGGCATATGACTGTTATACTGAATATGCCCACATAAACAATTGAAGGAAGAAAACACCAATGAGCCACGCAGCCAACACAAGCATCCAAGACACCCAAAACGGAATAGGAGACTTCACACTCCTGCCCGAAGCAGACCGCAACAGCCTCGACGGCTATATGAAACTACCCGAACAAAACCGTCTCAACACCTGCTCCCATGGATATCTCATCGAACAAGGCGTGAAATCGAACATGACCTACCATGATGACGGCAGCGGAGACTGGACACTCTGCAAAGACGACCCGGACTACAAGCAGTACGTAGAGGCCGGCAATCCGACACATGTTCCCTTGAATCCCGTCATCTGAATAGAAAGAACGAAATCATGTCCATTAAGTCAGCGCAAGCGAAACAACAGCTCAGAAACAGCGATGGCACATTCGCCAACGAGAATAAGAATGCAGGACTGCCATCCAACGACATGATTCAGCGTGCGAAGTCATTGCTGGACTCGAAGTCCAAAACTGAAGAAAACGTGTTGACAAGTTCTTTTCTCCCCATGAGCGCACGAGTTGGCCTATGCGAACGGTATCTTGCCGGAGAAGTCGAAGATACAGACGGGACTCTCGAATACCTGACCAACCAGGCCAAAACGATTGAAGAGCGTAACGATGGGTCTCAAGCGCTTACTGACACTTGGGATGATGCACGTGACGAGGATATCGAATGGGCAACCCGTCAATTTAATGAATTGCATCAAGATTACCCACTAGAACCCGAAGAGGTAATCAAAGCGAAGAGGGCATACCAGGATGGAACTCTCGCATCCTTGGATCTTGCACACTGCCAAGTGATGGACGCAGCAGTCGGCCGGTCAATAGGCCCATTGCTACCGGATCCGACATATTCCTCCATCAAGGAATCTCTTTCTCGTGAAATGGATAAACCTGTTGCGATGTATGCAAATGTTGCAGATAGATTCTCTTATAGTGTTCAAAATAGTGTCGCACGCCCCGGTGAACCTTGCTGGCATACGCCGCAAGGCTATGTAAGCATGACTTCCTATCACGCGATCCTCGATGATGGGGGACCGGCATCAGATCGGTATTTCATCTACGTCAACGGAACCGACGAAGACCGCCGTGAACTTTCACAACATTGGGATGATCGTGACTGGCTTCGCGGACGAGCCGATGAATGTGAACCGGAAGCAACAGGTCGAGCGACAGATTTGTATGTGACCACTTATCCGGAACCGGAATACAGGGCCAGACGAGGAATCATCGAAGTTCATAGGGGAAACATCTCCTCCGACGAATGGGGATGAAACAGCACGGCGGATCAACCGGAAAAATCCAGAACTACGAACAGCTGGCCGCAGAAGAGCAACCCTGAGTCATAGCCCCCCCCAAAAAAAGTACGAGACGTGAAGAAACTCTGCCAGCAGGTCGGCGACCAGTACACGTATCAAAACAACAACGCCATGGTCGACTACTTCAACACGGACGGATACGGCACCGTGCAAGCCATGACCGGAATCAAGAAACAGGAACATGATGAGTGAACCAGTACGAAACTTCAAACAGGTCATTCGAATCAAAGACAGCGGCGATGACGCTTACCCAAATCCCGGAACGTTGATGCTATGGGGAGACAACTGGACGTTGTTGGATTGGATCCGACAAAACACGGACTACAGCAAGGACACCAGAACAACCCCCGTTGACGTTGACGTGCTGACTCGGCTTCACGAGTATGCGACCGGTATCGTCAACCAGAACGGGCGCCATGATGTTCGACGCGGTGAGGCCGCGTGCATCGCCGCCGGAGTGGAATCCGTGCAATCCTATCTGCGACGCAACCCTGGTGTGGAACTCGAATTCGCATTGATTCAACCGGATTCGCATCCATCAGCCCACATCGAAGAAGAAGCCTAATCATGTCCGAGAAAATCGACCTGCAGCAGGAAGCATTGAATGCCTTGAAGGATGCAGACCTTGGAAGTAACAGCCTCAGACAAGCATTCATCAAAGGTTATCGCGCTCACGCCTACCGTCAGCCCAGCCAGGAAGAGGAACATGTCGCGGCCGTCACGATGTCTGGACGCATGCGTTCCATCTTCCACTTGGAAGAATCAGATGAAGACAATCTGACCAGCAAGTGTTCCTGCATCTATTTTGATATTCAAACCGCTTTGCATGACGCTTACGACAGATTCGAGACCGAAGATGACCGGCGACTCGTCGAACTGACCAACCTTATTGGCCGAAACTGTCATGAGCTGGAAGGCTGCCTTGTCATCTTCACGTGGAAAGGCGAGCCGAAAGCCGGGACACTCCAATTCAACGGCATGAGCGACCTCAGCGTTCGAGACCTGGATTACGACACGGATTACGTGTTGGAAGTCTGGCCGGACGGTTCCATCCACGGCGTCAACAAGAACGTGTACGACCTGCACGTGTTCGCAGGAAAGAAGAACAGCAATTGAGCAATGAAACAGTGACGCGAGTCGGTGACGCCGATCCGGTAGAACATCCCGCACACTACGAATTATCCCATCCCGGTCTGGAATGTATTGACCTGACCGCCGGCATGAGCTTCTGCATGGGCAACGCCGTCAAATACGTGTGGAGATACCGGTCGAAGAACAAGCCGGTCGAAGACCTGAGAAAGGCTCTCTGGTATACGCATTATGCGGAAAACAGGAACGAGCCTGTCGCTTTGACCTGCCGTCAGCTTGGCATCATCAATGCGCTGCAGCATCAATCCCAGACGGAACAATACGAATTCCAGTTCTGGAATGCCTTACGGTTCGGAGATTATCCGAAGATGTGCCGGGCTATCGCGTTGATGATTCGACTGGTGGAAGGAAAGAATATCGACGATATTAACCAGGAGCTGGAATCTTGAACGGGGCATCATCGATCAACATCCCTTACAAGAACGAATTACGAGACCGTCAAGGATGCGGCGAATACGGGAGACGGCACAAGCCACTCCTTGATGCGGCGATCAATGACATACGTATCCGATTCGAAGGGAAAACGGTAGAAGTCGTATTCAATGACACAGCCCCGAAGCCACTGCAAGGCTTTACAGTCACCGCGCCCGTTCAGATTCTGGAACACAACACCGGATGCTGGTGGGAGAGAACAATCACGGCACGAATCAGAGACGGCTCAACCATTCCCGTCGTGTTGGATCACGTGTATTGGAATTGGATCACCGGCACACCCATGCACATTCATCTCGACGGCATTCAACGCATCCGGGTCATCGAAGACAAGCATCATCAAAGAGAGGAAAACAATTGAGCGTGAACCAACCGTTGACGGACAGCGAAGCCAGGAACATCTTCATAAACGGCGCGGAGGACTTCTATTCACTGTCGGCAAACCCGCAATTCTCCAATAGCGCCGAACTGTTTGATGCCTGGCTTACCGAGCATGATCGCCAACTGCTGGCCAAAACGGAAACCGAAGCAGGGAAACGAATCTCCAGCGAACTCAAACTCGAACATGCAAGCGACGCCCACGCCCGAACGGAACCATCCCGCGCATACATTCAAGGATGCAAGGCCGCGAGAAGCCTGCTCGAGGACGCCATCCGAGACTTGACGCAAGAACAAGGGACGCTATGAGTTTCACCGAGAAGAAATTCGTCGCAATCCACTGCGACGAATGCGATGAACAATACGAGCCCGAAGACGGCAGCGCTTATTACACAGACAAAGACGACGCAGACGATGACGCCAGTTCCGACGGATGGCAATTGGATGGAGACGAAAACCACTACTGTCCGCAACACTGGCATCTGACCTGCAGCAAATGCGGGAAAACAGCAATGGGAAACCATGACGAACTCATTGAAAACGGATGGGACTGCGCCACAGACGAGTGGCTGTGCCCGGAATGTCATTAAGGAGAAAAATTGAGCAAATTCTACGAACCATTAAAAACAATCGTCAAAGAGGATGATTGGAAGATCGTCGAGGAGAACGAACACACTCTGGCCTGTTCCTGTAACGGGTTGAACGGCTGGGCTATCAGCGGCATGAGTGTGGTGGAATATTCGCAACGACGTTTGGCTTTCTTCCGGGACAATAGGCTGATCGGTGAAATCAAACTGTATGACCTTGACCTGGCTGGACAGGTCGTTGATGAATACATGACCGGCGGGTTCACTCCGACCATGTTCATTTCCTTGGATACGACGATGGAACAGTGGTGCCAGCAAATCGAAGACGCCTATGCAGGAGTGCTGACTGGACTTGAAGAGGAGGAAGACACCGATGCCGGAAGCCAATGAAAGCATTAAACCGTTCACTCTTCTGGGTGGAATCCTCTATCTGGACGAGTTCGAACTGTTGCCGGGACTGTCAGCCAACGCTTGCCGGAACATCGGACGATTACGCCGCAAAGCCGTATCCGCTCATCTGGTAGGGGACAGGAAAACGGTTATATCCTGCGCCCGGCAGATCAACCGTGTGGTCGAAGCGGACAAGCGACGCCGCGAACGACTTTCCTCAAAGAAAGGTCGGCCGACACCGAAACAGAAACCGGCACAAAAGAAGAAGAACACTGGTTCCGGATACGATGCCGAATACCGGCGCTTCAGGGAACAGTTCATGCGGGATGTGACCGATCCGAAGAAAATCCGTGAAGCAGACCGTCTCGCATTCTTCAGTGGCACGCAAATCATTCTTGAAAACTAGCAAAAGGAAAGAATCTTGAAACATCCAATCCTTATCAGCCTCAGCATCATGCTGGCCGCAATCATCGCAGTCGCCTTCCATCTGGCAAAAGACCCTGTCTGACCATGCCCCGATATCACAGTCGAGCCGAACGAGCAGCCGACCTGCTCCAGTCGCGTCGTTCCACGGTGGAATCCGTCGCCAAGCAGACCGGTTTGCCCGTCGATATCGTTCGCCAGATCAACGAGCCTATCGCCAAACGTCTGGCGGAGCAGGATGCGGTGGATGCCGCGGAACGTAGCATGAGGAAAGCCGAAGCGAAGATAATGCGCGAACAGTATCCGTGCCCGCTTTGCTCCACTGGTCATGCGGAACCGCATGACTGCGACACGTTCCTTCCCCTCGGGTTCATACACGGTGGCGAACGTGACGGACAAATGGACGGCTTCTGGTGCCACCCGTACTTCTGCTCCTGTTCGAACCAACGGTGCATCGCCTGTAATATTTTCCCCAGCAAAAGCAGAGAGGAAGCCGTCGAACGGTTCTGCGCCGGAGACTTCGCCCACGAAGACGATTTCATCGAACTGAAAACCGGCAAACGTTACCACTATTCGCAATACGGTATCGAACAGCAGATCCTCCGGTACCTAGCACATTGGAGCGCGGAGCAGGTCAAAAGGCTCGGCTTCGACTCGAAGCTCGTGGACACCCTGGCCATGCAACGGACATTGGATCGCATGGGCGACAAATACGTTGACGTGTTCGACACGACGCTACTATGCCCTAACTGCGGGATGAAAGGCGAATATCGGAAAGCCGTCAGCCCGATCACTCATACGAAAACATGGTGGCGGGTCGGCTGCCCATACTGCAAAACCCGCACCAGATACTCGTTTCCCTCTCAGAGAGAAGCTGCGGAAAAATTCGAATCCGCCCAACTGGATACCAAACCATCAATCCTTAACGAAAAGAGCAAATTATGAACTACCGTGAGGCTGAAGCCGTCACGGTTTCCTGCTTCGCCGAACGCATGGAGAACATACGCAGATTGTCCACGTATGACTCCGATGCGCTCTCCACAGGCTTGTATTCCCCTCGTTCCAAGGGTATTTTGTCCGAATATTCGGATTGTCCAAGCCAGACCATGGTCTGAGCGGCTTTGACGTCTCTTGGGGCCGTATAACCACAGTCGGCGCACTTGTATATGCGCCGTCCCAGCGGGATTCTGGTTTTCGTCCCGCAGACAGGGCACAGTTGCGTGGTCGGCTCCCACTTGGAGAGCACCACCACCTGTCCCGCGTGGCGGGTCAGTCTGTTTTTGACGCGGCCGAGGATGCTGTGCTGTATTTTTCGGCCATAACGGCGGTGCCATGCTTTGACCTGTTCATCCTGCATGAAGATGGTCTCATTGCGCAGCAGTTCCGCCGCTGTCTTGTTGGCGGCATCGTTCAGTCGATTCTGCTGTTTCGTATATGCCCGACGGATTCTCATGCGATTGCGTTGCCGGTTGTTCGACCCCTTCTTCTTGCGGTTCAGTTTTCGCTGTTCCCGTTTGAGGCGGTCGGTTTCTCCAACCATGACGTCGTATTCCGTTCCGTCCGAACATGTGATGGCGGTCTTCACGCCCATGTCCAGTCCGATGATGGTGTTCTTCACCGGCGCTAGTCTCTTGGCTTCACGTCGCTTGCGGTGTTCCTCCTTGTCCATGTAGCAGGTGACATGCAGATGCCACCCGTCCGCTTCGCTGGTGAGAACGGCCTTTGCCTGTTCCCATCCCTCCAATTGTCCGACGCCGCGCACCCGGACCCAGCCGGGGATGTTCTGTATCCTCGCCTTCTGTCCGCGTATGCGGTACGTGGTCTCCGGTTGTGGGAGTCCGAGCGACTTGACCTTGCTCGTGAACCCGACCGTTCCGGTCTTGCGGCCTTGTTTCTTGAGGGTTGCGAGTGTTTTGATGTTGGATCGGATGGTCTTGACGAGGGACTGCTTCATCTGGGAGCCGAGCACGCGGTATTCGCGTTCGTCCATCGTGTCGTCCTTGGTTTTCACGAGGACGTTTTTTCTTGGCTTGTAGGAGAACGGGTCTCCGCTGGCGATGCATTCGTTCCATAGCCATTTGGCTTCCAAGAACACGCGAACCAGTGCCTCGCGTTGGGTGCTGGAGAGTTTGTTGCCCACTATTTTCAGGTCGAACGTGGAACAGGTCTGGGTTTTCCTCTTGGCTTTGGTCGCCTTGATGGATTCCTTGATTCTTCGGTTCTTGTCCAGTCTCGCCTCTTCGGAGGTTCTGCGTGGCGAGCCGATGAGACTGACCGTCATGCTAACACCTCCGAATCTGCTAAACTGTTGTTAGCATGATTATAGCATAGAGGTGTGCGACATGGAACCCGACGAATACAAGCCAAAGGCTTCCGCGAAAGTGCGGACCAGATACCATATCGTGCTGGTCACGAAATACCGCAAACACGCTCTCGCAGGAATAGAGGCGGACGTGCTCGACAGCATCCGCGACGCCGAACGACGCTCACGGTTCGCAATCCATCGAATCAACACGGGCGACGGCAACCACGTGCATATGCTCGTCAGCATCCCACCCGACATGACCATCAGCGGGACAGTCAGCCGAATCAAACAGCTCACCACACGTGAACTGTGGAGCAAGCACCCCGATCATCTCAAACGCTACTACTGGGGAAAGCGCCACAAGCTATGGTCCGCCGGATACTATTGCGAAACCGTGGGAAGGAACAGCGAAAGTATAGTCGAACGCTACATAGACAACCAAAGACAAGCGGAGGCGATTCATCCGCGACACTGAAGATGACGAGGCTTTCTCGCCAAAACAAAAACGGTAATGGCAAGCAACTTCTACAAGGCGGGTGCGGCTGCGATGACCTCGAACAAGGACGATTGGGAGACCGTTGTAGATGACTTTGTTTTAGCTTGTCGCTAGAGCGAAGTCATCTACAACGGTAATCTTGCCGGACTCGGGGTAGGCCGCAAAGCATGTGGACATGGGTGCCCGCGACACTGAGCCTGACCTCCTGATTAGGCGTTGAGCGGTGTGCCGCAGTTCGGGCAGAAGTTGGTTTGTCCGTTCAATGGCTGACCGCATTTGGGGCAGTTGTTCGTTATTGCCGGCTGGGGGATAGGGGCTGGAACGGGTGAGGTCACAGGCATCGGCACAGTGTTCGTCACCGGCGCTGCTGGCGCAGGAGCCTGTTGTTTGACTGCCGAGGTGAACAGTCTGACGACACGTGGCGGAATATTGTCCACCGGCAGCAGGCTCAGGGATTGGATTTCCGCAACCAACTGTCCAGGCGTCACGACACGAACATTGCCCGGCCAGACGGCTTCGCTGACATCCGGGTTGCCGTTATGTCCGCCCGGTACCATGCAGACCATCCATTGGGCTGCCACGTGATAGGTTTCGAGCGTGGACGCCCAATTATCGCGTTGGGTTGCCATGTTCTCGCTCATCTTGACCACGGGTGTTCCGTCCGAGCCTTTGATGAGGGCTCGACGGCTGATGCTCATGCGCACCAGGTTTCGTGGATCCAGGTTCACGTATTTGGTGTCGCTGCCGCCCTTGTAGTTCTTCGCGTCCACGAACCAGGCATGCACCTGCTGTTGCGGGTCTATGCCGACCAGCACGCAGTCGATGTCCGCGTTGATGGGCTGGCGGTTCTCGTTGAGCCCGTACAGGGACCAGAAGGAGATGACGTTGAGCCGCATGTAGGCGATGATTCTGGCCAATGCGGATTCGCCCTGCTGGCCGGCCTGTACGGCCGTGTTTCCGAAAGCGGAATAGTCCAAGCCGGAACCCGGATCGCCGTACAGTTTCCCGAGCTGGCGTTCCTGTTGCAGGTTCGCGTTGAGACTGGCCTCATACAACGGGTCGGGGGAGCCGCCGTTGTCGTGGTCTATCACGAACCAGCCATAATAGGAGTCCTCGTTGCTCATG